TGCATAATAATTTGCTTTGACTGTTCATCTATAACTTTTATATATGATAAATCAAGACTATCACACTTAATTCTAAACTGCTTAAGAAGTGCAAGAACATCATAATCATTATCTATTTTATGTGCTTGTTCAATTGTAAATACTACAATCTTATGACCATTACTATCTGTTTCAATTTTAGGATAATCTTGTGCATTTATTAGGAAATTTATACACAAAATAATAATTAACATTACTAACTTTTTCATTATTTTAATTTATTTTTTAATGATTTAATCATATCTGAATCATTTCTATTGATTGGGTTATTAACCAAATTGTCTATTTTTTTTTCAGTATCTTTCTTCTCATCTTCTAAATTTTTAACCTTATTTTTATAAATAATAGTTTCTTTTAAAGATTTATCTAATTCACTATTTAAATTAATTATTATTAATTCAATTTTATTAATAGAATCTTGAATTGAATTATAATCCTTTGATAACTTATCATTGACTAAACTAATAGAATCAATATCTCTTTGTATCTTTTTATTTTCCTTTTCTAAATCATCATATTTACTATCTTTATTACAACTTCTAACATTCATAAATATTGATATAGATAAAATGATTAACAATACAAAAAATGTATATCTCTTAAAGTTTCCCATAAACTTTTATTTTTTTATTATATATATAAAAAAAATATGTATCTTTGTACCAAAATAAAAAAAATATGAAATTTAAAAAATTAGTCTGTTTCGATTTTGACGATACACTATTTTTCACACCAAGACCCGAAGAAGGTAAAAAAATATGGTTTGATAAAACAGGTGAAAATTGGAAACACATTGGTTGGTGGGGTAAATCAGATACACTTAATTTAAATATATTTGATATACCATTAAATGAGTGGGTGCATAGTAAATATTTAGAAATTAATGATGCACATAAAATACTAGCAACTGGAAGACTTGATAAAATACCAGGTATGAGAGATTGTGTAAATAAAATATTAGATATAAATAATATAGTATTTGATGAAGTCCATCTAAATTGGGGCACAGATACATTAAAATTCAAGATCAAACTATTCAATGAAAGAATAGAGACTCTTGGGGTAGAAGAATTTATCATGTTTGATGATCGTAAAGAACATCTAATTGAATTTGAAAAGTGGGCAGAAGTGCAGAATATAAAAATAACAATTGTTGATGTAGTTAATAAAACTGAAAAAACATTTAGGAAATAATAAATATAATATATAATCAAAAAAATCCAAATTATGGGAAAAGTAAAAGAACAAGTAGAATCAAAGGTGGAAGCTATCTTAGCAAAACCTTATGTATTAATTTTAGAAAATGACGATTATAATTCTTTCGATTGGGTAATTACTTGTCTAATGAAAGTATGTGGACATGAGGAAAAACAAGCAACTCAGTGTGCACACATCGTTCATTTTAATGGAATTTGTGATGTTAAGTATGGAGATTTGGAAACCATATCAACTATGAAGGACCAACTTCAAAATGCTGGACTATCTGTTACGATGGAAGTAAATTTATAAAAAAAGTCACTCAAATTGAGTGACTTTTTTTACCTATTGTTTTTAGTACCAAACCAATTTATTCCAGATGTAGAATTACCACCCTTATACTTACTCATCTGTTGTCTTCTCATTTTCAACATCTGACCATAATCAACACCTTGTACATAATCAATATCTTTAAGTGAAGTATTCACATAATCCATAAATTCTTTTGGTGAATATTTAGATGACCACTCATTTATCATCTCTCTAAATTCATGCTTAGCAAATATAGAAGATGCATTCACTATTGTCATGACAGTATCATCACATCCAACATCTGCTGCATATCTAATATTACCAGCACTAGTAGTGTGCTTAACAAATGTTGTAATTTCTCTGATATTATCCTCATTAGTTATATGAAAACTTCTACTTATCATTAAGTCTTGATAATCTTTAACTAACATATTCTTATTATCACCAATTTTCAGACCAATCTTTTCCTCATTTGAATCAGCTCGTTGTTTATATCTAACAAATATAGATGAACCATAATTATTATTCCCATCAAAAACATGTGGCATTTCTGCCAACAATGTGTTTCCATATGTATTAAGCTCTAGTACAATTTTAACATTATCCGGATTGAAATATTCAAATGCTATAAGATATAATAGTTCTGATAATTGCTTAACTGAGGTAAAGTTGCTTCTATATAAACCTATTTGCTCAAGTCTAAAAAAATCAACTATAGATTTATAAGTATGTTTTTGTGCCTCTATAAGATCCATATCCTTTTCAGATATTTTAAATATATTTAAAATGGAATAGTCTTGTCCTAAACCCTCTGATATATCAACAGATATAACTATTTTATAATCCTTTCTCATAATAGGTACATAAACATCATCATCATCAATCCATTTTAAATCTTCATAACTAAAACGAAGTTTGGTCTCAAACTCATCAATCTCTTCATATACATAATTTTTCTTATTCCTCAATAATTCATCTATGATTGCCTCGTTTAATAATGATTTACTACCATTTATAAATCTAAGTCCATATTCCTGGTTAAATGCATCCTCACCACCAATATCCTTAACTGCTTCATCTTTCCAAGTTGTTAATTCACCAAGAACCAATATGGATGTCTCATTTCCTTTGAAATCTATGAATTTTAAAGATCTAACCATTTCATCCGTACACTTATCATTATTAAAAACATGTATAACATCCTTTTGTTGATCCATATTAAACTCCATCTTTACATTGGTCAATTCACCAAATGTATCCTTACATAGATTAAAAATATATTCTTTATCAACGCCATATTGATACATCTTATGCTCATTCAATCGTATATATGTTACAAAGCGACCAGGAACTTGATACCAATAAACACGCATCGGTTTATAGTTATTCTTTAATGGATCACCATCAGGTCTTTCAGCATCAGTTAATATTTTATGAAATAAATTCATACCATTTGGTGTTGATGTGATTATAATTTTAGAATTCTGAACAGCAGAAACAGTCGGATATACAGCAGTGTAATAAGGTTCAATTATATTTGATGGAATATGTGCGAATTCATCTAGGTATAATAGATCTATGGTGTGACCAATTGCTGGTGTTTTAGACCTTGCAGATGTTTTTATTCGACACCCATTCTCAAATGTTAGTGATTTTTGATTCCATACTTTTATACCTGGTTTCAAGAAAAATGGTAATAGTGAGTAAATGGATTTAATCTTATCAACAATCTCAACAGTCGTACTACCAACGTTGGCAACAATCATTATATTCTTATCATTTTGAAACAAAAGAGTATGTAATATGAAAATAGAGGAGCTAATTGTCTTACCAGTTTGTCTACTACACATCAATATATTAAAACGATTATTAACAAATGTATCTAATATCTCATGTTGATAATCCCTTAATTTTATATTATTTATAGAACCATCCTCTGTTTTAACCTTACAATACTTCTCAGTAAAATATTGTATATCTAGGGCACATCTAATGTATTCTTGTTGTTCCTCAGCTGTCATTCTGAAGGTTGCACCGGCACGCCTCAATCCAACCTCATTTTTTAACCATGGGTTTTGGTATCTTTTTAGAATTATACCATCATTTATCATTAAAGTAGCCTCATCAACAATTTTTGTTGTAAAAACTAATTGCCTTTCATCTTCCTTTTTATTCATAATAAAAAATTTAATTTTTCTGGTATTCCTTTAATACTTGATATTCGTATTAATTGTATATTATTATTTTCACAATATTCATCTTTAATTCTGTCTCTTATTTTCAATTTTTCAAATTCAACCTGACCTCCGAATCTTTCTCTGGGTTCAAAATGTTGAATACCATCATATTCAATACATAAGTTGTGTTTTGGTAAATAAAAATCATATTCCAATACGTGTATATGTCTACAATCATCAAATCTTTTATGTCTAACATATTCAATATTATTTTCAGTTAGAAAAACAGATGTTGCTAACTCACCTTTTGATTCTCTGCAACTAGGACACCCACACATACTTCTTATATGTAATTCTGGTAATTGCCAAAAATCACCATGTTTTTCACAAGTTATTTTAGTTTTAGCTGCCGAATTTACATATGTACTTTTATCATATTTATATTTATTATTATGTATCTTATTAGCACTTTCAATGAAATAATCAAAGTCCCATTTTTTTCTACTTGAACAAAGATTACAATGGGAAACACCATTTAGATGCGATGATGCACAAACACTAAAATCACCATGTTTTTTACAAGTTATTGTGACATCATTGAAATATCCATTATATATTGTTTTATCATAATTATAATCGTATTTGGAATATTTACATTTTGACATATTTATAAATTCCTCGGTGGTTAATTTTCTATTACCTGAACATTTAGAACAACCTGTTCCACTTAGGTGATGTCTAGGCTCTAAGAAAAACGGACCGTGTTCTTTACATATAATTTTAACTGGTTTAGTATTTTGGAATTCTGATTCATTCACTTCTGAATAATCATATTTATCTCCATGTTTTTTATTAGATTTTTTTATAAAAATTTCACTGGTTATAGTACCCAAACTACATTTTGGACATCCTATTCCACTCGTATGGGATCGTGGTATTTGTTCAAAATTACCGTGCATTTTACAAATTATAACAACCTTTGTATTATTGTTTTTATATTCCACTAATGAATAATCATATTTATTACCATGTATATTTTCAGATCTTTTAATGAATTCATCTGTATTTGATTTTTTGGTAGTAAATGTTATAGATTTCTCACACATATTTTATATATAAACTTTAATTATATATAAAATTCAAAAAATGGAAAAAATACATTTTTTTCAATTAATATATAAATAATGGGAAGGAAATTAGGAATTAATAAAATAAAGGTTGGATTTTCAGTCGATATTGATACTTATCAAGAATTTGAGAAGTATTGTGATGGAAATTACATCAATAAATCTAAATTAGTTGATAAAATACTAAAAGACTTTCTAGAAAAAGAAAAAAATAAACTAAAATAATATGTCAAAAGAAGATAAAGAACGTAATAGGATAAAAGATGAGTTTGACCAAATACAATCTGAAAATGATGATTATGATTTCGAAAAACATCTTGCAAAGGGGGATGATTTACCAGATTTGGGTGAGATCGAGATCTATGATTATGATTCAGATTTAACAGTGTCAAGTCACCAATCCATGGATGTATTAGAAACACTTGTTGATCTATATTTAGGAGATGTGCCAAAATTAAAAGAACATCCTTATATAAAAACAAAGATGAAAGAAGATGCAATGGTATATGCTGAGGCATTATTTTTAACAAAAATGACAAGAAAGAACTTCCTTACACAAATGAGACAAGTTGATAATGGTGATAGTTCTGCTAGGATGCATGAGGTAGTTAACCAAACAATTGGTCAGATAAGAGAGAATGCAAAATTCTTATCAGGTCAAAAAACAGAACTTGAAAAATTTTATAAAACCCTAAGAAAAGATTTAGGTTATAATGAAATTGAGAATACTGAAATAAAATCTGTTGAAAGTGCTGAAACCACTGATGGTAGTGATATAAATGGTGGAATAATGAGTACTAGGGATATAAATGATATGATAAAACTTGCAATGCTTAATAAAAAAGATGAGCAAGCCAATAAAAAGAAATAAAAAATAAAGCCACTTTATAAGTGGCTTTATTTTTTCCAATTAAATTTTTCAAATGTTTTTATTAAATTATGATACTCTATCTTTACTTTGGTAGTTGAAAATCTATTCATTTTATTAGGTGTCACTAAATTAACAAATAAATAATGATTTATATTTTTAAGCACTTCTTTTATTTTACTCTTAATATCTGAATCAGAATTATTTATTAATAATTCTAACATTTTATTAACATCTATTGCCAATTTAATAGTTGATATATCAGTATCATAAAAATATATGTTATTATATGTTTCTAATTCTTCATCTATGAACATATCACCACTTGTCTTAAGTCCTATTAAATATTGTAACAACAATCTGATCTTTTTAAAAGATATTTCATCACTATCCCTGGAATAGAATGTTTCTGATATAAAGAAGTATTTTTTTATAATCAGACCATTTTCTTCTAGTTTATTTTCTATTTTTTTAATTATTTTTTCATAATTAGACTTGGTATTTTCTGAACAAATTAAATAGATATCATCAGTAGTATTCTTAATATGTATTAAATTATCCATATTTATATCATAATTTATATTATCAATGATTTCATCATCCATAAATTCCCTCATAGAGAATGCTAAATCGGAAATATCTGTTTTATTCAATTTGCATTTTATTTTAAGTGCTTCCATTAAATTATCAGGAAACCAATAATTTTTCCCACTAAATACAACTTTATTATTCTGTGATTTATATATACCACTTCTTATTAGATTGAAATCAGATTGATCAATTTTCATTATATGTATCTTTGGATATTTCTTATCAACTATCCAAACTTTACTATCATTCACTAAAATTGTTTCTATATCAAAAAAATGTGCATTCATTAGAAAAAGTTTTTTATTTTATATGTAAATTTATGTGGAATTGGATCATAGCGATCACCTTCATATTCTTTATCTTCCCAAGTAACACCACCACTTAATTCAGAATCAAAGCTTTTACATTTTTGACAAACACTAGGCTCTACCATTTTACCATTAAATTCAGTAAAATCATTTTCAGTAAATATAAATGTAGCTTTACACCATGGATTACTACATACTTTTCTCATTTCCTCCATATTCTATATATAAAAAAAACATTATCTATTTTACCATATTTTTACTTATAGCAAAATCATATAAAATTGGTAGATTTAAATGTTTTATAAAATTATCTCTAATATCACCGAGTGTTTTAGTTCGTTTTATAATATTGATTATTAAAAAACCAAACTCCTCTTGGAAATCCAAATAACAATCACACCAAGGTTTATTATAGTTTTCAAGAGTTCTCCATTCCGAATATCCACCACTTAACCAAAAAAGAGATTTTTCAGGTGAGGTATTTTCAATTATAAAATCATTTATCTTTATATCCCAAACAGGATCACTAAATTCCACCTTACCCATCATCATAGATACTGCTTCACCAATATCACTAGTAACATCACTCCCTATTTCAAAGAAATATTCATTTTCCTCTTTACTAATTCTAATTATACCAACTTTGTGATAGATATCATTCTTACCCTTAGTTTGTAGAGTTAATTTTCTCCTTTTCATAAAATTATAGATTATTTTTTGTGAATTAGGAATTATAATCTAATCCCATCAACCCATTTACCATCAAAATTACCACTCTCCCATATACCAGAGTGCCAAGTTCCATAGAAATTTCCCTTTTTAAATATACCATAAAACCAATTTCCACTATAAAAGTTTCCATCATACCATATAATAGTATCTTTTTTTATTTCAAATTTTACATTTTCTATCTCTGAATCTATTAACCAATAGAACTCCTTTTCTTTCAGGATTTGATTAATCTTTTTCTCGTTTGTATATGTTTTACCATCATACATTAATTCTACATATCTCATAATGTATATATTTAATCTGTAAATATCAAAATCTAAAATCGGCATTTTTTGCTGGTTTTTTAAATTTTTTATTTTATTTTATTTATAAACTAAGTTTTTTCATTGATGTATAAGATACTAAAGTAAATATTAAACATGATAAAATATTGGGAAGAGAATGATTTTAATAAATTCCATTTAATGGATACCATTATGGCTATGAAAAAAATACCTGATAACTCAGTTGATATAGTATTATCAGACCCACCATATAATATTGGAAAAGATTTTGGTACTTGTAAAGATGATATGGAGCTTAATTCATATTTAGAGTATATTATATATATGGAAAGAAACCCCCATATTTAATAGAGATGATGTCCGTGTTCCTTATACTGATAGTTTTTTGAAAAATTCTGTTGGTAAAAAAAGAACAAAAAGTAATACTGCTAGATTTGGTGGTTCTGGTGATACAACCTATGAGGCACATGAAAAGGGTGCTCTTCCTAGAGATGTATTTACTGAAATTTCAACATTAGCAGGTGGTGCTGGTAAAGAAAGATTCTTTTTATATGATAGTGTTGTTTACCCTGGAAAGGAAATAAAAAAATTTGATGTTGATAAATGTATCAAACATCCTACACAAAAACCATCAAAATTAACAGAGAAGTTAATTTTAGCTTCAAAACCAAAGGATGATTGTGTTATTGTTATCCCATTTGGTGGATCAGGTAGTGAAGGTGTCGTTTGTAAAAGAATGGGTATTAAATTCATCGGATTTGATATAAATGAAGATTATATTACACTTTCAAACGGTGCGATTGAAAAATATTTAAATATTTTTTAAACTTTTTCACAAAAGCAGAAAACTTCTACTTATTCTTTTCATATAACATATACATAAATATATATGTTAAAAACCCTAACCCATTTAAAAGACTTGTTTCAAGATCATTTAAGAATAATAGTATATGATAGAAGAGTTAAAAAAAATTAAAATTAAAATAAATTTAGACGAATTAAATAATCTAAAAAATGGTGTAAAGAAAAATTTTGAAAAAATTAAAGAATATTCTTATATTTTAGAAAAATATCCATTTTTAGAGAATGATATAAATATTAGAATAGATAATGGGGTCTTATTTCAACCAGGTAGAATAGTTGAGACTATGGTAATACAATCCATATCTGATACACTTGGTTGCACATATATAGGAAATGGTATTTATGAAAATATTAAATATTATTTAAAACAAGATGGTGGATCAGGTATGCCAGATTTAATTTTTTTCGATAAAATAAATAATATAAAACACACCATTGAAATAAAAGAACCTGTAGCTTATGGCAAATCGAGTGGATTTATATATGATGATAATGGCAAACCCACCGAATTTACAACAAAGGATAAACTATGTTTAAAATATATAGAAACACTATTTGATGATAAACTAACAAATTATAACATTTTAGAAAATCAAGGTCATAATAAAATTTTTGAAATTGATGATATTATTACCAATAAATTTGATTATATAATAAGTTATGATAATGATGGATATCTAAATATAATGACAATTGATGAATATAGAAAAAATTTTTCATTTAGAATAGAAGTTAGAAGCTGTGGTAGAAACACTAGAAAAGTATTTACTAAAAATAAACTAAACTTAAAAGACGATATAGTCTATTTAGATGAAACCAATATAAAAGATATAATCCCTAGATTAGGTTTTTCATCAAAAAGATGTAAATATATATCAAATAATGCAACCTTTTCCTTCCAAAAAAAACATTTGATGGAAATAAATGGCAACTTAGCCATCCATTTAGATAAAATTAAACAACATGTTGGTGAAGTATCAATTCAACATTTTAGAAATGATTAAAAAAGAGGCATTTAATTGGAACTCTTTTTTAATCATGCAATTTGATCATATCATCATTTACAAATAAAGAGTTTAATTCTTTTATTAAATCTTTTGGATGTTTTATATTTTCTTGATATTTACCGGCATTCTTTTTATAAACCTTATTCATAGCTTCACTATCTAATATTTTATCAACCACACTATTATCATATTCAAAATCAACCCATGGTAATGATAATAGTGTTTTTTTAGTTAAAGACATAGAACTATCAGATGTCCTCCACCACCAATAAAGATATGAACTATTTAAGATTATCAAAGCTTTATTATATGAATTCTCATCTTTTATAAATATTTCTATTTGACCAACTCTATCCAATTTTTTGGAAGATGCTGTTATAAAATATCTAGGTGCATTAGTAATATAAATTGGATACAAAGAGCAATCAACAATATAATTTGATAAGGTATTATTATGTATATAATGAGACGTATTTGGTGATGTTTTATAAAAAATTTCTTCTGTGAATATACCATCATCTAGATTATTATCTAAATTTATTATCATCTCTTTTCTTTCCTTACTCTGCCATCTAATTTGAGTAGTAGTCTTTCTATCATCGGATTCATTATGTGCAATAATTATAGAAACTCTAACATCAGCATCTTCAAAAATATGCCCAGGTATATTATCAAAGTGGTATAAAGTTATAGAACTAAAATCCAACATAGATTTTCTAATATTTTTAAATTTTAAACCATTTGTAAATGATATAGGATTTATACTTATAAATCCCTTAGA